AAATATAGGGGCTTTAGATGGCTCTAGTAGAGTATAGATTTTTTCCAGGGATAGATAAACAATCTTCAGACACAGGAGCAGAAAACCGTTGGATTGATTCTGATAACGTAAGATTTAGATATGGCCTACCAGAAAAAGTTGGTGGTTGGTCTTCTCTTGTAACAGATACAATAGTAGGTGTAGCAAGAGCTATGCATGCTTTTACAGACCTAACAGGTAATAGATATGTTGCAATTGGTACAGATAAATTTTTACTTATATATTTTGAGGGACAACTTTACGATATTACACCTTTAAAAACTACTTTAACATCTGCAACTATTGCAACTACAAATGGATCACCAACTTGTACGATTACAAAAGCAGCACACGGATTAGCTGTTGGAGATATAGTACAATTAGATTCTGTAACTTTACCAGGCGGTACAGGTTTTAGTAATTCTGATTTTGAAGATAAAAATTTTCAAGTTGCAACTGTTCCAACAACAGGAACATTTACAATAACACAATCGAGTAATGCATCAGGCACAGTATCAACAGGCGGTAGTTTAAGTTTAAAACCTTTTGAACCTGTTGGACCAAGAGCGCAAACATATGGTTATGGTTGGGGTGTATCTTCTTGGGGCTCAGGTGGTTGGGGCCAAGCTGCTGCAGCATCTGATGTATCTCTTGAACCAGGACTTTGGTCATTGGATAATTTTGGAGAAGTATTAATTGCAACTGTTGCAAACGGTAAAACTTTTACATGGAACGGTGGTGCTGCAACACCATTGTCTAATAGAGCATCTACAGCAACAAGTAATTTTCAAACTACAAATAATCCAACTGCAAGTAGAGTTACACTTGTATCACCAACAACTCGACACTTAATTCATTTAGCAACAGAAACAACTATATCTGATACAACAACACAAGATGATATGTTTATTAGATTTTCTGATCAAGAAGGTATAAATACATACGCACCTACTGCAACAAATACTGCAGGCACACAAAGACTACAAGACGGCACAAAGATTGTTGGTGCGTTAAAAGCAAAAGAATCTATTCTTATTTGGACAGACAATGCGTTGTATACAATGAAATTTGTAGGTGCACCATTTACATTTGCTTTTGAACAGGTAGGCACTAACTGTGGTTTGATAGGTAAGAATGCTGCTGTTGAAATAGATGGTATTGCATTCTGGATGTCACCTAAAGGTTTCTTTGCTTTTGATGGTACAGTTAGATCATTGCCTTGCACAGTAGAAGACCATGTGTTTCAAAATATAGATACAACAAAAGGTCAACAAATAAATGCAGGATTAAATAATTTATTTACAGAAGTTGTTTGGTATTATCCATCTTCAGGATCAGAATACAATGACAAATATGTTGTATATAATTATGGTGAATCTTCATTAACAAAAGTTCCTGGTGGTGTATGGTATACAGGTACAGAGTCTAGAACAAGTTGGGTTGATGCAACAATATATCCAAAACCATTTGCAACAAAATACGATGTAAATTCTTCTGGAACATTTCCAGTAATAGTAGGCCAATCTGGTTTAGGACAAACAACATTATTTGAACACGAGATTGGTACAGATCAAGTAAATCCAAATGGTACAACAACTACAGTAGATTCTTTTATTAAATCATATGATATAGATTTAGAATCAAGAATGAGAAGAACAGCACAAGGTGGTGTAGCTTCAGGTGCCATAGCAGGTGAATTTTTTCTAGCAATGAGAAGATTTGTTCCTGACTTTAAAGAATTACAAGGTAATGCAAAAGTTACATTAGGTGTTAAAAGATATCCACAAGGATCAGAAACAACTACAGCATTAAGTCCTTTTACAATCTCATCTTCTACTCTTAAAAAAGATACTAGAGCTAGAGGTAGATTTTTAAATATAAAAATAGAAAATGATGCAGCTAGTGAGAAGTGGAGATTTGGAACTCTTAAACTAGATTTACAACAAGACGGTAGAAGATAATGGCAAAGATAACAGTTAGAATACCAGAACCAAAAGAAGAATACGATTTTTCTAACCAAAAACAAATTAACAGAACATTAACATCTTTGGTAGAACAGCTTAATTCTACATATTTAAATCAACAAAAAGAGGAGCAGGAAAGATTTACCTGGTTTATAGGTGGCTAACGTATTTACAAACGCTAAAAAAGATTTAACAACTAACTCAGAAACAGTTGTATACACGGTACCTGCATCGACAACAGGTATTATAAAATCAATACTAGTGTCTGAGGACTCAGGGAACGCGGATAGTATAACTTTAACCTTGACAGATGCATCCTCAAATGTATTTAGTTTATTCAAAACTAAGGCTGTATCAGCTAATACAACAATAGAATTGCTGTCACAGCCTATAATTTTACAGGAAAGTGAGATTATAAAAGCAACTGCAGCTACAGGAAATAGGTTACATATTGTGCTTTCTGTGCTACAAATAAATAGGGAATAACATATGGCATTTAAAGAAGAAGGATCAGTCGAATACGTAGAAATAGATGGTAAAAAAGTACCAGTAGTTCAGTGTGAAGCTGAGATAACATTAAAAAATACTAAGACTGGCAAAGAATATAACTCTGATAAAGAAGCAGAAGACGATATAAATAACCCAGAAACAGATACCGTAAGAGAAGATATAACAAGATCTGTAAAAATTAAAGTTGCGAAGATGCCACCAATAGGTGCATCTTCTGATAAGGATGAATAATGTCAATATTTGCAGCACCATCATTTTATAATCAAGCTGATCAAAATATATTTAATCAGGGCGATCGTTTTATAACTCAAGAAGAATATAGATTAGGCGATCCTATACAAAAAAATATAAGTTTTGATTCTGGTATAACAAATACTGCAGCTGCAACACCTTTTATATTACCTATAAATCAACGCGGTGGCGGAGGTGAAGGTGGCGGGGGAATAACGACAGCTGCACCTGATACTTCTGGTTTTGATTATGAAACAGATGCATATGATTTAGAAAATAAATCAGCATTTGATAAAGGTCTTACTGAAGAAGAAGATGAAGCTTTAGGTAATTTAACTAATCCTGGATTAACAAAAGGTATGATAGGAACTATAGGTGGAACTGTATTAGGGTTTCTTAATCCTTTTACTGCAATAGCTAGTTTGGCATATCAAGGCAAAAAACAAAAAGAAGCTTTAGAAGAGGCAGCGAGAGAAGCAGCTACACAAGCGGCTGGTAGAGGTTTTGATATGGCAGGAACAGGAGATAAATCGGGAGGACGAGCTGGAGGAGGAGGATTTGGCGGCAATACTGCAGGAGGATTTTCTGAATCTGACCCAGGCGCAACAGAAGGATCACATGCTGACGGTGGTAGAGTTGGATATATGATGGGAGGAATAGCAAACTTAGTAGATATATATGATTGATTATAACAACAAAACACGATACAAAGAGGATTTAGACTAAATTATGGCAATATCTAGATCATTAATGGAAAGACAATTACGAGCCGGTGGTGGAATCATGACACTAGAAGAACCTAGACAAGGTTATTTTCTAGGTAAGATTGTAAAAAAAGCTAAGCGTGTTGTTAAAAAAATTGCTAAATCACCTATAACCAAAGCTGCTTTATTAGGGGCAGGTGCTATGTATGCTGGAGGACTTGGACCTTTTGCAGCAAATAGTACTATGTTTGGTGGTAAACTTGCAGGATTAAGAGGAGCAGGGTTTGCTGCTAATCTTCTTGGAACGGGTGGTAAATTAGAAACACTTGGAAATTTATTTAGAGTAGGTGGTGCGGAAGGAGCTAAACTTAGTGCACCTAGAATTTTAGGTGGACTAGCGGGTGCAGGTTTAATTGCATCTCCTTTTTTAATGGGTGGTGATGAAGAAGAAGAAGGAGAACCAGAAACATCATTTACTGAAACACCAGATAGTATTGCCAACATAGTACAACAAGCTAGAAATCAAGATCCAAGTTTAAGATTTTTACCACAACCAAAATTTGTAAGAAACTTTTATGCAGCTGATGGTGGATTAGCTGACATACCAAGAGGAGGATATAAATCTGGAGAATTG